CATCAGCAAAAAATAGGATATTATTTAATGTTTCGGTTACCCCGAAACAATATCTAACAACCAAAAAACTGGCGAGAACTAGAATTTAAAATATAAAATATATAATATGTAAAACTACACTAAATATGTAAATATGCAAATAGAAGTTTGGAAGACATCGAACGGGAAACCCGACGAAGTTTTAAACTCACAGGGATGACCGGCGCACCGGGTTCCTTGTTATAGTGAGATACACGCACCGTACACGTGTATTTTATTGTGTGGAATATTTGAGTTTGCCCACACGACAAACATTTCACTTACGCTGCTACTGGTGAGTTTACCAACCACACCATAGGAGCGTTTATGAAGAAGAAAAAGGTAAAATCAGTACCTATACCACCATACTTAGCTATTATAGTAGATCCAACTGAACCCGATGGTTCAGCAGAAGGTTTAAATAGTGCAGTGATACGAACTGAATCAATATCAGATCCATCATTAACTGAACCAACAACCGCTGAAGACGGGTTAACAAATTGGAACTTAAATTGCTGGTAAAGTGGTAGAGAAGCTGACAAACCTGTTTGCGTCCAACCATTCGTAAGTGCGGTACCTGACGCTCCAAGAGAAGGAGCATCATATTGCCATTTGTAATATGAACTTGCAGTGCCCACAGCGACAGTGTTATTCACATTATATTGGCCTGCATTACGAGTGCCAGGGGACATAGTAACTCTCATAGTCTGTAATGGAACTGTTCCAGCTCCTCGAGTATCTGAGTTAATGTGCCAAATAAAAGACCCCCTTTGCCCTACAAACATCCTAGAAACCCAAGCATATGGTGTGACTTTCACCCAATTAAAAGGTACAGTCAAAGTATTAGCTTGATTTCTTGCTGTGTGTACGCCATTAGGATCATACCCATAATAAATAGGTAATCTCCCAGTGGTGCTAGACACAATAAGAAATTTATTTGTATTATCATTGGTAACAAAGATACCATCAAAGAAGGTTGTTCGGCGCAATATAGTGCGCAGAGAGGTCACATTTTCCCCCATATTTATCAAGTATCGTTCTGGTAATGCTGAAGATGGAATCTTCATGTCAATCTGTTTGGTATTACACACACACAGTTCATCTAAAGATTCCAAGACCAAATTTCGAATTTCATTCGGAAATATACAGACTTCATCAGTTGACTGAGGAATAAATGCTGATAAATTTTGGGGTGGATCGGCAGGATATGCCAATTCAAAATTTTCTGCTCCTCTAACAAATATTTGCAAACGTATTGTAGAAGTTGCTATAGGTGCAGATAATGGTGTTACAATTCTCATTTGTAATTGACCATTATGTGTGGAGACTATAGGATCCGAGAGAGTAGTGTTTGACGCATACGTAAGTATAGCTGGATTAACCAACGTCTTACACCAAGCCGTAGCCTGAGCATATGGAACTCTGATCTCAAAGTCCGTATTGTCTCCTATATCAATAACTTGATTAAAGTTTGTTTGATAAGTGTCAGTTGTTGAAATTGCTTTCAATGGGTCCCATGTCAATCGTACTCTCCCTTTATGGAATTTTGTACAAATGAAACGAAACCGAAAGATTATATCTCCTCTCCACCAACGAAAGAGGGATGATACATACGCTAGTGGCGTATAGTAAATTTGTGAAGTAGCAGTTGTATACCAGACAAACATATTACCCACATTTGCTGTGAAAATTACATCATTCACCGCATTTGTTGTGCCAATAACTGATGAGCCAATATACGACTCCCTTTGAACTAAATATTTTATTGATAGTTCATCTATAGGTGGAACACCCACTGTAGTTGGATCAATAGATAGTTCATTTTTGGGATCAATAGTTAATTTCTCAACAGGATTCGATATTGAAGCTGAAGCAAAATGTGCAAATGTGAAAGGTCGGAAAGGTGCCACAGTATCAATATTTGGTACATTAGTGTAACCAAAATACTTAGCCACATTACCAACAGCTGTAGCAACAAAGCTAGTAGCTGTCATATAGCGACCTATCACAGGAACTTCAGATAACCATCCAGCAGCTGTTGCAATAGCACTAGCTGGCCCACTGATAATTCCATCCGTTGTGTACTCATCCTGGGACTGAAGTGCCAAAACAGTAGTTGGTCCCATTACCTTAACATCTTCTGCCCATGCATAAAGTTGTATTGTAACAGATCCTGTCGCAACTCCATTTGCTGACGATAATGCGTTAACTATATAAGCAGTCATCTGCCCCATAGCAGTAACATCAGCAGCCACCGTACAATTTATCCAATTTTTATGGTAAAAGAATGGTAGCGTCATCTCAGCACCTGCATTTATCTGTGGCATTAACCACACATGGGGCCGCTGAGAATAAGTGATTGCTTCACCACCAAAACCATCTGGTGTGACAGGATCATTACGATAGGTATAGAGTGGTTCATAGGACATTAGCATTGACCCAAAGTAAAATGGTGAAGCATTAATAACAAATTTCAATTTCAAATTACATGATAAGAAAGCATAATTATCTAATTTCTTCTTAATGGATGTGTTGTTGAAATAATCATACCAGGGATTTAATTGAACTTTAATGCCTGGACTATCTGCTATAGACCAAGTAATAGTTTCAATTAAAACCGGCCTGGAGAGAAAATTCGCCAAATCGGCGCCAGGTAAATGATCCGTATAAATAGCATTATCTGTTATAGGATTATAAACTTTAGCTTCACCAAGATTTTCATCAACAAAAGTGACAGTTTGCGCCATCTCATTAGATTGCTCTGTAGTGGTCGCTTCAGTCATTTCTACTGAATTTTCAAATTGAGCTTGTGACTGATTAACACTTTCGAGCACTAATTTTCTTTTAGGAATCTTAACTCTAATGTAGTCACAGCAGTCACAATAGTCTTTTTCGACAGGATCGATATGTTTATCAAACAAATCAAATTGTCGTAAGACTGGTCCAGATTCACTAATCTGGTAGGTCGGGAACTCACCCGACTCTTGTGGAGTTTGTAGTATCTCCACGCCACTTTTCCGTGTTCCGCAGCACGGTCCTCTTGTGTTATCTTGAGTATATATTAAAAACACAAGGAGAACTAATCCAAGTGTAGTGGAATTTTAACGTCATCCAGACTCTTTTTATTGGAAGCATCCCAAAATTCTGTATAGAGTTGCTGCCAAGTGGGGAACGAACTCTCCACTATATATGGTTGCAAATTACATTCATCAACCACTTCAATCAGCATATTCCTACGCTTTTCAAATGTGGCCTTTCCATACCAAAAATACTCTCGTATTGAAGTATGGATAATGTCCATAATTTGTTTTTCTGCTGTCTCCTTCGACTCAACGCATGTCATCAACGATCGCTCAATTGAATCATGATCAAGTGGACATAAGAAAGCACCTACATCTTCATCATAACGCCAAGTTCTTTTTAAAAAAGAAACCTGATCAAATGAAATGTATGGTACTGAGATAGCATTCTTATCTGCCATAGTATAAGTCACGCCAACTTGTCCAAGAGATTCTTGTACAGTAGTATGATTAAACCACGGTATTGAAGGACTTACACCCATAACACCATCATCACCATATGTAATTAGCTTCACATGTTCTTTAAAATCTGAGGCTGTTTTATTTGGATTTAACTCCAAATAAGCATACCTCATATAAAGTGCATGAGCTATTCCATTAATAATGACGGTTAAGGGATGCCCTGAGGGATTAACCCCAAAGAATTCAATAAGGTCCCCATTAAAATCTATAAAAGGGAAAGCAGTGTCTTCGGCAATACAATTTATCGCCAAGATCGCTTCTTCGTCAAATCCTGCGGCTTTACTAATAGCAATTATAACATCAAAAGCTGCTAGTATCACCTGCGCTGACATATTTTTATCAAAATCTTTGAAATCTCCACATACCATCGTTGATTTACCGAAAGTACATAAATAATTCTTAAGATCCTGCCATTGCGTAGATTGAGCTATAAGTCCAGGTCCACACTCAAAAACATATCGCTTCTTCTGCATAAGACGAACTAGAGAGAGGCAATATTTACGAACAACTATGGACCAGTCCATTGGTGCTCCCGCAAAAACTCTCGTCTTCTTAGCTTTAATCTTAGCAAAAGATACACACTCATCCTTCAAATGTGCGGAAAAAATAGGACAATATCTTTGTCCTTCTTTATATTTCGAAATTATATCATCAACACGATCCATAATCTCCTCTATCGCTTCCACAGGTTCCTGCAGACCATGTTGAGGAGGTATTGCTCGCAAAAAGTATCTTTTCGATTTTCTCCAAGGGTAACCAGCACTAGTATTTCGATCCATTTTATCGACATATGATACTCCATCAGCTCCGTTTAGAGCTGTGAAATTGTCGTAAATTTGAATATTGGACAAATCCTCATCTGTTAAAGCAGTTAAAATATCATTTATAAAAGCTTCTTTACAAATCTTGAGCTTATCATTGTCCATAAGTGCTTGCTTATCTAACATTGGTAATAATGCAACACGCCATGGTTCCCAGCCACTCATGACAGGTGGTCCAAAGCGTATAACATAACCGCGACGTTTCATAGCTTCACAAATTGGTGTTTCCATCACTTTGGAAGTATTCCTGTTACGGTACCCTATAAAAGAACCATATACATTAGCTGTCCCCTGAGGGATATATCGTATTGGACTTTTAATATTGAGTTCACCTAACACTATATTTGTGCTAGTAGAATTCAATGCAGGGCAATTTGGTTCCACAATAATTGGATCAACAAGTTTAACAACTTCTTGTAAAAATTCAACTGTTACCTTAGTAGCAAGAACTTCATACGGTTCACCCAATTTATGTGGTGGAGCATTCACTGATGTGTCCTCACCTAAGTAATGAATACCTAGTATGATAGGACCATAGTAACTTCTACCCACCATCATGGTTCCACAAAAACCATTTCCTGTTGGTGAGTTTGC